CATGAGACCCAAGTACGAGACACAGGCAGACCTCGATAATGAGAAGGAGGTATGTGGATTTCTGAGCAAGGTATGGGATTGTGTGTTCCATAAGCTTAATCCGATTAAGTACAAGGTGGATTTCCTGATTGAAAAGGGCGATCACTACGGATGGGCGGAGTTAAAGTGTTTAAATATAAATTATGGGCAATTCCCGTTTATGATTTCGTACAAGAAGATCGAGGCGGCCAAGCAGTTATACGAGACAAGCGGTAAGAAGTTTACTCTGATTTTCAGATGCAAGGATGCATTATGTTTTCACACATGGGATTTCAGTAAGGATTATAAGTTTGAACTAGGAGGCAGGACGCGAGCAACCCGCGATCCCCAGGATATAGAACCTATCTTCCGCATAGATCCAAAGGATTGCACGATAGTGGAGGGGTATGCCTAAGATAACCTACGCAGATGAGGTAGATGCTCACTTTGGTATCCCCTGGATAAATGATTTAAAGTATGAGAAGGGCGAGCTTGCGTGTGCATTATCGAGCGAGGAGATCGATGCCTTACCGCAGGAGCGCGCGGAAACCTTGTCCCGTTTGATATTGGACCAACCGGAGTCGGAGAAGGAAGATCCAATCCAATGGGGTTGGACTCTTCCGGGATGGAGACGGGTGATGGATAATTGGAAGGATAATAAGATCCATGTGGTGCTTGGTGGTAACCGGAGTTCCAAGACAACTTTCGCGTCCCGTCTGCTTGTGCATATGGCACAGACTATTCCGGAAGCAGAGATTCGTTCTTTGCATGTATCGGAGGAGCGAAGTATTTCGGATGCCCAAAGGTACATATGGGAAGCACTTCCCATGAGGTACAAACGGGCAAAGAAGAAGAGCGAGAACCATTCCTTGCAGTACACACAGAAGAATGGATTTAACTCCGCCAAGGCGATCCTACCACCAACCACACCAGGTGCGGAACGGGGGAGTACAATATCTTTTAATAACTACAGGCAGTATCAGGCAGATCCGCAGATATTCGAGGGATGGTCAGCACATTGCATTCACATGGATGAGGAGGCACCTGAGAGTATCTTTGAAACATTGGTAGGTGGTAGAACGGTGGATTACCACGGACGGGTGCTGTTAACCTTCACGACATTGCAGGGGTGGACCCCATTGATTAATAGTCTGTTGAAAGGAGCGGAGACTGTGGAGTCGCGATACAGCGAATTGATGGGTCGCGAGTTACCCGTGGAACAGGTGTCGATGAATTGGCCTGATTGTAGAATTTATTATTTTTGGTCTGAGATGTCCCCTTTTGTTGACTACAACGAACTGATCCGAACCTACTCCAAACAACCGCAGGAAGTGAAGCTTGCCCGACTATATGGCATCCCAAGCAAGGCGATGGAGGGGAGATTCCCTAAGTTCAGCAGAGACACCAATGTCGTCCCCCATGAACGAATCCCCTTCATCGCCGATCCTACGGTACGGACTACCCGGTACTTCGTGTGCGATCCCGGTGGGAGTAAACCGTGGGTGGCGATATGGGCGGCAGTCCTGGAGGATGGTACGATCTATGTGTACCGCGAGTTCCCTGATTCCTCGATGGGCCAATGGGCATTACCACATGTGAATGGGTTAGGCAAGAGCGTGGGTAAACCGGGTCCTGCACAGCGTCCGCTTGGATGGGGTTATGCCGCATATAAGGAGCATTTCGAGGCATTAGAGGAAAGCGAGGATATCTTTGAGCGAATTGTTGATCCCCGCATGGGAGCCGCCACGGTGCGCGAGAAGGAGGGGGAGAGTAATATAATTAACACGATGGCGAACCTTGACTTTGTTATGCGACCCGCTCCAGGCGTGGAAGTGGAGGCGGGTATTGCGAAGATCAATGATGCCCTGGCATGGGATGATACGGAGCCGATGTCGGATAAGAATAAGCCAAAACTCTTTGTGTCTGACAGGTGTGATAATTTTATTACCTCGATGCTTGAATATACGGGCAGTTCCCGTCAGGAGCATTTTAAGGATTTTGTTGATACTATTAGATACTTAATGGTCAGCGGACCCGATTATATTGGTGGTGGAAGCCTCATGTGTACGGGTGGTGGAGGATATTGACTTGCCATGTCAACTACAAAAGGTTACATTATGCTACGCATATGCAGTCTGCCGCCGATGACGAATTACTTTATGTAAGTAAAGAACCCGATGTTGACTATCTTGCGGAAACTTACCGCAGGACTCAATCCGAGTTGGGTGAATGGTTGGATCGTAGACAAAGAGATTACGATGTAAGGAACTGCTTATGGTCAGGAAAGTCTGACGATTTTAAGAAGCATTCCAATCTGAGCCAAACAGGAGATGTATTTCCGTGGGATGGGGCGAGTGATCAGGAGATCCGCATGGTGGATAATCAGATTAACAAGTGTGTGGCTATGACTACCAATGCGGTAAGATCCGCACATATCGTAGCTACCCCTGTGGAATCCGGTGATATTGAGCGTGCAAATGTGATATCCATGTTCCTTCGTTGGTTAATGAACTCCAAGATGGAGGAGTTTTACGATCAATTGGAACTCGGACTTAACCACTTTTTCGAGAAGGGCCTGATGGTTCATTATGTTTATTGGGATTCCAAGGAACTTAAACAGCAACAAACCATCCGCTTGGACGAGATCGCCCAGGCACTTCCACAGATTGCAGAAGTAATCCAGGATGGTAGTATGGATGAGGAATTATCCGCCGCACTAAAAGATCAATTTAAAGTATCCAAAGCCAAAGCAAAAGCGATGCTCCGCGAGCTTCGCAAGGATGGCACAACCACAGTCCCCGTTACCCGCCAGGTCGTAAATCGACCACGCATCAAAGCGTTGGCACCGGACGAGGATGTTATTTTTCCTAATTATACAATCGATCCACAGGAGGCACCATACTGCTTTCATGTATTGCATATGACTCCTGAGCAGTTGGAGTCAAAGATAAATACGGAAGGGTGGGATGCTGACTTTGTAGAAAGAGCGAAAGATCAAGCCAAGCACACACAGGCGGATAATAGTTTGTATAATATCAGACAGGAAGATGCGGTCATTCGTGATGATGATGAGACTATTAGAATAGTGTACTGTTATCAAAGACTACTCGATGAGGATGGAGTACCCGGTATCTACTGCACAATCTTTCATCCCGACATTCCTGAGTTGTATGCCAAGCATGAACTTATGGATTACGCTCATGGTAAGTATCCATTTGTGGTTACTAAATATGAGAATGTAAGCAAAAGACTTTATTCCTCCCGCTCAATTCCTGAAGTCGGAGAACCTTTACAACAGGTCGCAAAGATTGAAACAGATGCAATGATTGATCGTCAGTCATTAGCAACTTTGCCTCCTTTGGAACATCCTCTTGGAAGGCCACCCACTAAGTGGGGACCGGGGGTTCGTGTTCCTTATCGTACACCTGGTGAGATTCGTTGGGCAGACACACCAAGTTTTGATGGTGGAAATATAGAAGTCCGCAGATATATACAGGAATTATTTGACCGCTATATGGGTAATAACGCTCCAGGCGTTGACCGAGTGGAGGCACAGAATAAACAGCAGGCTGTAATTAATAAGGTATTCAATCATCTGAAGTATGTGATCGATCAAGTATGGACTCTTTATCAGCAGTACGGACCCGATGCAGAGTTTTTCCGTGTAACCGGAATGCAGGATGTACAGAAGTTTAGTAAGGGCAGACCAGGCGAAAGATTTGACTTTTACTTACAGTTTGATGTGGCGACACAAGATCCCGAACAAATGCTTGAGCGCGTAAAAGCGATTGCCGAGCTTGCCCCTGCACTTGACAGATCAGGCACATTGGATACCGAGAGACTTCTTCAGCTTGCAGTAGGGCAGATCATGCCTGGTGCATCGGAGAAGATCATGATCCCCAAGGAGACTGCATCACAGAAAGCGGTGGATGAGGAGAGGCAGACAATTGCTGAACTTATGGCAGGAGTACCTCCTAATGTTCGACCACAGGATGCACATGAACTGAAGATGCAAGTATTTCAGCAATGGTTATCACAACCTGATATTCAACAGAAAGCACAACAGGATCCGGCATTGCAGGAGCGCATACAGAATTATGTGCAACAGCGTCAGATGCAGATTACGCAAAAGCAGAATGCTGTCATTGGCAGACTCGGTGCGGCTCCCACACAATTCGGACAAACCGCTCAAACAGAAGCGGCATAGAAAGGGACATATATTATGCCAATGGTAGGTAAGAAAAAATTCGGTTACGGTACAAAGGGTAAAGCGGCGGCTAAAGCTTATGCGAAGAAGACCGGAAAGAAGATGGTCAAAAAGCGTGGCAAGCGGTAGACCAACTAAAGTAAATTCGCCAAGACGAATCCGCAAAGGCGAGCCTGGCTACGGTAAGAAGAAGTTTGTAGTCTTAGCATCTGAGGGCGGTAAGAAGAAAACTATCCGTTTCGGAGATGCTAATCTTAGTATTAAGAAAAATAACCCTGCTCGCAAAAAGAGTTATTGCGCAAGGAGTGGTGGCATCAAAGGGAAAAGTACTAAATTAAGTGCTAATTATTGGTCACGGAAAATGTGGAACTGCTAGATGCCAAAGGACGCATGTTATAAAAAGGTAAAGGCACGGGTAAAAGTATTCCCATCTGCCCGTGCGTCCCAACAGATTGCCAAGTGCCGAAAAGCAAAAGGCCATGTAAAGAAGTCCGCCAAAGGTGCATCCCTCAAAAGATGGAAGGACGAGAAATGGAAGGATACCCGTAGCGGTAAACCATGCGGACAGGGAGGCAAGAATGAATATTGTCGCCCCACTAAAAGAGTTTCCAAGAAAACCCCAAAAACAAAAAGCGAAATGTCCAAGAGTCAGCTT